CCGCGTCGAGAGACGCCGCCCATCCGCGCGCCGGCCTTGCGGCCGGCCTCATGGAGAGAACCCTTGGCCAACACGATCCTCACCCCCACGGCCGTGACCCGAGAGGCCCTTAGAATCCTGCACCAGAAGCTGAACTTCATCGGCACGGTGTACCGCGATTACGACAAGAACTTCGCGAAGGAAGGCGCCAAGATCGGCGACAGTCTGAAGATCCGCCTGCCCAACCGCTACCTCGTGACCAACGGGCCGACGCTGGTCGCGCAGGACACTTCGGAGACGAGCACCACGCTGCAGATCAGCTCACAGAAGCATGTGGGCATGAACTTCACCAGTGCCGATCTCACCCTGTCACTCGACGACTTCAGCGAGCGCATCGTCGACCCCGCCATGGCCGTCCTCGCCGCCTCGATGGAGGCGGATGCGATGTGCATGTACAAGGATGTGAACAACCAGGTGAACAACCTCGGCTCCGCCTGCACATTCCAGAAGGTCATGCAGGGCCGCAAGCTGCTCACCGATTCGCTGGCGCCTATCGACAAGAACCGCTTCTGCAACCTGAACACCCAGGACAATGTCGATATCGTCAACGATGTGAAGAGCCTGTTCCAGGACGCCGCGACCATCGCCTCCCAGTACAAGGAGGGCATGACGGGCCGCACGGCGGGCTTCGATTTCTTCGAGAACACGCTCTGGCCGCGCCACACCTCCGGCTCGGATTCCGGCACCGGCTACCACATGGACGGCGCCAATCAAACCGGCTCTACCCTCACGATCAAGACTGGCATCGGCACCTTCAAGAAGGGCGACATCATCACCATCGCCGGGGTCAATCGCGTGCATCCCGAGACCAAGGTCGACACCGGAAACCTGCACCAGTTCGTGGTGACCGCCGACGCCGGCCCCAATGCGACCTCCTTGTCGATCGCTCCGCCCATCGTCATCTCGACCAGCGACCCGACACAGAACTGCGCCGCCGCTGCCGCCGACAATGCCCAGATCACCAAGCAGGGGACGGCCTCGCAATCCTATGGCATCTCCATGGCCTATCATAAGGACGCGTTCGCCTTTGCAACGGCAGACCTGGTGATGCCACAGGGTGTCGATTTCGCCGCACGGAGGGTGCAGGACGGCATCTCTCTGCGGATCGTGCGCCAGTACGATATCAACAACGACAAGTACCCCTGCCGTGTCGATGTCCTCTACGGCTTCAAGACGATCCGGGCGCCGCTCGCCTGCCGCCTGGCGAATAACTGAGCGGAGCAGACTCGCCACAGTTCCGAGAAGGCGGATGGTCAAGCAACATTGGCCCAGCTGGCGGTTCCGGCTCAGTGCCAGCGGCATCGTCGAAGAGAGGATCTTCCGGAACCCGGCCGATGTCGAAGCCGGTTGGTTCATGAGCCCCGAAGAGGCGCGGGCGGCGCATGCCGGTGATCGTGCGGGGCCGGGCGCCGCGGGCAAGCCCAAGGCGACCCGGCCGCGACCGCGCCGCAGTCGGACGAAGCGGAAGCGCCAACCACCAAGGATCGGGTGAATGGCCGGCACCTATATCGATATGCAAAACCGGATTGCCGACGAGATCGACGATTCCGACGTAGCGCTGCAGATCCGATGCGCGATCCAATCGGCAATCCAGCTTTACCGGAGCAAGCGGTTCTTCTTCAATCAGAAGATCGCCACGTTCTGCCTAGCGGCGGGCCAGGAATATTATGGCGAGGCCGACCTCGCCGACATTGCGCGGCTGATCGCCATAGACGCCATGGCCGTCGATCTCGACGGTACCAAGGTCCCGCTGTTGCCGGTGGACTTCGTCACGATCGACGCCAATCAAAGCGGCGTCTTGAGCGGCGATCCCTACAACTATGCCTATTACAACGAGCAGATCCGGATGTACCCCATCCCGAATGCGAGGCGCATCGTCACGATGGCCTACCACTGCCAGCTTCCGGTGGTGGTGAACGACACCGACACCAATGCCTGGATGACGGATGGCGAGCTCCTCATTCGGCAGTGCGCCAAGCGGCTGCTGGCGATGGATTCGATTCACGAGCCGGAGATCGCGCAAGCGGCGGCTGCGCTCGAGCAGGAGGCACTGGACATGCTGCAGGCGGAGACCCGCAAGCGCATGCCCAATGACCGGCTGCGGACCGAGCTCCCGGGCCTGATCCGCCACAAAGGGTTCTCGATCCTGACGGCAGGGTTCCGCTGATTGCGGCCCTGTGGCAGCCGAACGAGAGAGGGATAGGCCATGACCATCGAAGTGCCGGTCGGGCCTTGGGCGCCGGATATGCCCGATTATGAGAACGAAGGCTCGACGGAGGCCCTCAACGTGGTTCCCGCGGCCAAGAGCTACCGCCCGTTTCCCAGCTTCTCGGCACTGTCCCAAAGCCTTGCCGCGCGGGCGCTGGGGGCGATCTTCGTGCGCAAGGCGGACGGCTCGGGCATCGTCATCGCCGGCGATCGAACCAAGCTCTACCTGATGACCGCGACGAGCATCGCGGATATCAGCCGGATCTCTGGCGGCTCCTATGCCTGTCCGAGCACGGGGGGTTGGAGCTTCGCGCAATTCGGGCCCAATATCCTCGCCTTCAACGGCTCTGACGCCGGGCAGACCTTCAATATCGAGACCGATGCGCATTTCGTCGATCTCAGCGGGTCACCCCCGACGTCCCACTATGCCTGCGTCGCCGGTGATTTCGTGATGACCGGCAATCAGCGCAGCCGGCGCACGCGGGTGCAATGGTCGGCGATCAATGATTCGGCCGACTGGGCCGTTTCGCAAGCCACTCAGGCGAGCTATCAAGACCTGCCCGACGGCGGATGGATTAAGGGCGTCGTCGGCATCGAATATGCGGCGATCATCTTCCAGGAGTTCGCAATCCGGCGCGCCAGCTATGAGGGACCACCGCTGGTCTTCCGGTTCGATCGGCTGTCCAACGGCCTCGGCTGCTCGCTCCCGGGCTCGATCGCATCCTATAGGAACATGATCTTCTTTTGTGACCGGTCGGGCTTTTACATGATCCCCGACGGGATCCAGATCATGCCGATCGGCCATCAGCTGGTGGATACGACGTTCTGGGCGCTGATCGACCAGGGCAACCTCCACCGGGTGACGGCGGCGATCGATCCCGCGAACAGCCTCTATGCGATCGCCTTTCCGGATGCCACCGCGACCAATGGCGATCCGAACCACCTCTATATCTATCAGTGGCAGTTGCAGCGTTGGGCGCATGTGCGGCCGGGCAATCTGGACATGATCTTCCAGGCGGTCGCCGGACGTGGATACACGATGGAAGGGCTCGCCAGCGCGGCGCCGAACCTGGACACGCTGGGGACAAGCCTGGACAGCTTGACGTGGCAGGGCCAGGCGAGCGGGCTCATCGGAGCGTTCAACACGAACCATGCGCTCGGATATTTCAACGGCACGCCCCTCGCCGCGACGGTCGACACGACTGAGGCGAACATTATCCCCGGAAAGAAGGGTTTCCTGCGTTCCCTGCGACCTCTTGTCGACGATCGAGGTGGCAGCGCCGCCGTGGCGCTCGGCATCCGCGATCGCTTGAACGAAGCCCCGGCCTTTGGCCCTGCGGTCGCCCAGAATGCGCGCGGCCAATGCAGATTCCGGTCGGGGTCCAAAGCGCTCTATCACCGCGCTCGGATCATGATCGAGGCCGGTGCCGCCTGGGAGCATGTCCAGGGCGTGACCGACATCCGGATCCAACCCGCCGGGACGCGCTGATGGCGTTCAAGAATGTCATCCGGCCACCCAGCGGACCGGCAACGGCGAACCCCCACCAGCTCGCGATCCTGCTCGGCGTTGTCGTGCGCTGGCTCTGGGACGCTCATGACGTCGTTAATGGCATCATGCGCGGCAAGCTCAACAGCACCGGCTCGCTCACCCTGGCGGCAAATGCGGAAACGACGGTATTCCATCAACCGCTGATCGGCGGATCATCGGTGATCTTGCTCCAGCCCGCGACCGCAAATGCCGCGTCCGAGCTCGCTGGCGGGAGGCTCTACGTCGACGTGCCGGGCAATGGCTCGGTCGTGATCCATCACCAGAACAGCGCCGCGTCCGATCGCACATTCGGCTATGCCATCTTCGGCTGAAAGAGCGCCTGGCGACGACGGCGCCGGGCCACCACGCTGACCACATAGGAGATCGCCATGAGCTTGCTGGCACGAGCCGGCGCGGCCTGCCTGGCTACGGCTTTGCTCGCCCTTGCCCCGACGGCCCGGGCGCAGGAGCAAAGCGGATTCAACTTCCCGCTGAGCAATCACGTGATGTCGGGCATCATCGCGGTGGGTGGCACATTTCAGCTTGCCGCCGACACGGATCGCATTCGCCGGTCCATCGATTTCGTCAACATCAGCAGCCACAGCTGCTATCTCTTCATTGGGACGGTGCTTCCTTCTGTGCCGACGACCGCGAACTCCATCGCCGTGGCGCCCGGGCAGGAATATCTCCGCATCACCGGCCCGATCCCGAATGACCAGATATGGGTCACGTGCGACAGCACCAGCGATCCCTATTACCTGGCGGTGCAGTGATGGGCAGGAACGGCTCCCTGCTTGCGGTTGCGCCTCTGGTCGGTCTCTTGTTCCTCGATGCGCACGCCGAAGGTTTAGGTTTTCCGGGCCCTGCGATAGCCCTTCATCAAGACGCATCCTCATCTATCATGCTCGGCGGTCAGGCCCAGAAGCTATTGGACACCAATGCGCGCCGCCGCGCGTGCCTCGTTCAGAATACCAGCAATGGTGACCTCTGGCTGAACATCAGCGGCGCAGCAACGGCCGCAGCGCAGCCTCCAAGTGTTCATTTGGGACCGGGCGACGCTTATGAGTGTCCGCCACCAGGCAGCATTCCATCTGGCGCTTTCTACATCTATGGCGCCGCCACTGGACAAACCTTCACTGCTCTCGAATGGTGATCTTGGATGAGTAAGGAACTCCTCCTGGCCGCTCTTCCAGCGGCCTTTTTTCTCTGGATGCCTGTACCTCCTGCCCACGCGACTCTCACCTCTGCCGCTCACCTGTGGCAGTCCGTAGAATTTACCGGTGGCCCGGTCGCGACGCTAGGACCGATCACCGGGGGCTCAGGCTACGCGAACGGAACCTATAACAACATCGCCTTAACTGGCGGAAGCGGGAGCGGTGCTGTCGCCAATATTACAATCTCAGGAAATGCCGTCACCGCACTAGTGATTGTCAGCGGGGGCGCGGTTACGTCCGCAACGGGTGCCATAGGTTATCAGGTAGGCGATACGCTGTCGGCGACGGCCACTTCGATTGGCGGCGGGGGGTCAGGCTTCTCGGTGCCTGTTGCAACAATTGGGGCCTATTCGTGGACAGTCCCTGCGGGTGTGAGGCTTCTTTTCCTGGACGGGTGCTCTAGCGGCGGGGGCGGCGGCGCCGGCCAGAACAACGCGTCGACGGCAGGTGGCGGTGGTGGTGGCGGCGGCGGTAGCTTCGATGATCTCCCTATCGTTGTTGTACCGACCTCGACA